TTAGCCCTCCTGCGGAAATTCGAACCGGGCCACGATGCGGCGCCGCCAAGGCGCGCTTAGCGGGCTTTCAACCACGCCATGACCCGAATAGGCGTGGATGAATGTGGCCTGCGCACCGATCCGGCCCGCAACCCCCAGATGTTTAGCGACAGAGCCGTCGCGCATCCGAAACAAAAGCACATCGCCGGGCGCCTCATCGTCGGGTGCCTTGGGGCGCAAATGCCGCTTGGCCGCCTCCCAAAGCGCCTCGATGCGCGCGGGCTCTGACCAATCCATCGAATAGGCGGGTGGGCGCTCTGGTTCGGCACCAAGCACCTCTTGCCAAATCCCCCGGATCAGCCCGAGACAGTCACAGCCCGCCCCCTTGCAGGCCGCCTGATGCTGATAGGGCGTTCCGATCCAGCCGCGTGCCGCCACGACGATGCGCTGCCCCTGACCGCTCATCCCCGACGGCTCCCGCCATCAAGGCGCGGCGCACGGGTCGGATCGGAAATCGTCCAGTCATCGCCGGGAATATCCGGAAAGCCCTGAAAATTCACAAGGTTGTTGAATTTGAACTGACAGGTTGGCATGCGCTTGTCACAGCCCGCCTCGATCCGAAGCTGATCACCGGCCACCACTTCGGCGCCCAGAGGATGCCAAAGCTCGATCACCCGCGCATTGCCGTCAACGAGGTCGCGCTTGATCATCCCCTGAAGGCCGCTTGCCGCGCCGCTTTGCACCTCGAGCACCCCGTGGCGGAACCAATCGGGCGCAAACCCGGCCATATCGGCAAAGCGAAAGACACGCCGATCGGTAACCTCCTCCGCGCCCCTCGTGCTCGCATAACCGGGGGTCTCAAGATCAAAGGTGCACTCAGCATCCCCCAGCACCGCACTACAGCTTTTCTGATAGACCCGGCCAAGCGGCACATTGAGCGCATCGGTCAGACCGCGCAATTCGGCCTCAAACGCGCCGCCCGCGCGCTTGAGCTCGCCAATCGTGCCGCGAAACTGCAACTGGCGGGCGGCCACCTCGGCCCAGTTCACCAGCCAGGCGCGCACCTCGGCCCCGTCATAGCGGCCGGCCTCGATCTCATCCTCGCAGATCGCCGCATCGCTGAGCGCGCCCAAAGCCTCGGTATTATCCACCGAAAGACCGGTCGATTGCTGCAAGGCAAGCGCGCTCAGCCCGGTGTCGGGGCGAAAACTGATTCCGTCAAACTCAAGCGTGACGTCGTGATCGGTAAACCCCATCACCACGCCATCGCGCCGCGTCAGGGCCCAGCACCGACAGGTGGTTGTCACCCCGGTGCCAAGATGCGCCTCAAGCGCCGCGTTCAACCCGCTCATATCCGGATCTCCACCACCGGCACATTCGGCACCTCGCCGGCCTGAAAGCTGGCAAGGCTGGTCTGAATACGGTCCGTGTCAAAGCGCACCGGCACGTCAAATTCATAGCCCGCCGTCACCTGCACGCCCAGATTGGGCGGCTCGACAAAGCGCACTATTCCGGTGGTCGGATCGACCTCGTAATGCACGCCGTCCTGCAATTCGTTGTTGGAAAGCCCCATGCGCACACTGCCCGCGACAGGCTTGCGGATCTGGCGGGCGTAGGTTTCCTCGCCGGACCGATATGTCTTGACCAGCGGGAACTCCACCGTGACATCGTCGCCCACGCCAATCACCTGATCGCGGTAATCCGGCTCGGCCTTGGAGCGGCCCGATTTGTAATCGGTCCAATCCTTCCAGCGAAAGCCGAAAAGTTGCCCGCGCCGCGCCTCGAAAAACGCGATCAACGCCTCGATATCATCAAGCCCGCGCAGCGACACGCCCGCATCATAGCGCCGCCGCGACTGTGCCCAGGGCGTGTTGCGCTCTTCAAATCCATTGGCCAGCGTGACGACATCGGTCAGCCGCTCAGGCCCGCCAAGCGAACCGAAACTCAGGCTGGCCGGAAAGCGTATTTCATGAAAACCCATCTGCCCTATTCCCTTACTTTAACGGTTGCGATTGCCGCGCCCGATCACGCGGCCAAGCTGTGCTGCGATCTGGCCCTGACTGCGCCGGAACCCGTCGATATCGGGGGTCGAGATGTTCATCACCACGCTGACATTGCCGCCGCCCTGACCGCGCACGCCAAGCTTGCCATCCGGGCCACGGCTGAGCGGCATGATCGCCTCTGGTCCTGCCTCCCCCATCAACCCGGTGCCACCGCGCATCGGAAAGGTGGTCGGCCCGCTGACCACGCCACCATTGGCAAAGGGCTGCACGCGGCCTTGTGAGAAACTGCCGCCCTTGGCAAAGGGAAACAGCCCGCCAACAAGGCTTCCGACCCCCTGCGCCACCAACCCGCCGACCTGATCGGTCACTGGCCGTGTCGCCGAATTGAACGCGGTGTTGATCATCGAGGTCGCCAAGCTGCGCAGCGAATCCGACAGGCTGTCACCATCCAGAACCGCACCGCGAATGGCAGAACGCAAGCCCCGGCTCATGCCGCGTTCAAGCGTCTGCACATCCTGGCCTGTGCGCACAAACCCGCCCCTGACCCGGTCAAGTTCGGCGTTGAACACCGCCGCCATATCCGCCGCCTGCCCCAGTGACGCATCCAGCGCCGTGATCTGGCTTTCCAGATCCTCTGCCCGTTCCAACTCATCCATCGCTTATCTCTCCGTTTGTGTCTGGGAAGGCGCGCAACAAGGCCTCAAGCCCGTCGCGCGCCATCGGCCGCACGCCCTCCGCCTGCCCCAGCATCAGCCGCAGCTCGGCCGGGGTAAGCGTCCAAAATTCCGCCGGACGCAGGCCCAACCCGTGCAGGCCTGCGCGCATCAGGGCGGGCCAGTCAAACCGCCCGGTCATCCCGCCTCATCCGGCAGGGCAAAGGCGCGGCCCAGCAATTCGGCCGCAGCCCGCGCCGCGCCCAAAGGCCCGCCTTCGACTTCGGCAGTCAAAAGATCGGCCGTGCGCCCGCGCCAGCCCCCCCCGCGCAGGCCCGCCACAACAAGCGCAAGCACATCACGGGTGGAAAAGGCGCTGCCCCCGAACCGATCCACCAGATCAATCAGTGATCCGGCTTCAAGGCCCGCTTCAAGTTCGGCCAATGCCCCAAGCGTCAGCTTGAGAACCTGCCGCTCTCCGTCGATGACCAACGCCACCTCACCTGCCCAGGGGTTCGCCATGGTTTACAGCACCGTAAAGGTCAGCTGACCCGCCGAGGCGAGCGCAAGCTCATAGGTCGCCTCGCCATCATGGGTGCCGCCATATTCGATCGCCGTGACCTGAAACGCACCCTCGATGGTGCCAAAATCGGGGATCACCACCTGAAAATCGGGTGTTTCGCCGTCAAAGAATATCTGGCGCGCGCGCTCGTCACTGGCCGCATCGCGGAAGATGCCAGACCCGCTGATGCTCGCCGATTTCACACCGGCACCGGCCAGCAACTCGCGCCAGCCCCCCGCCGATTCAAGGCTGGTGACATCGACGCTCTCGGCGTTAAAGCTGACCCGCGTTGCGCGCAGCCCGGCCACCGTTTCAAAATTACCGCTGCCATTGAGATCAATCTTGATCAGCAGGTCCTTGCCATTCTGTACTGCCATTGGTCTTATCTCCGATAAATCATAGGGTTATGGGGTGTCGTCCACGCGCGCCCGAAACGTCAGGTCGATCCGGCGCAACTGACCGCCGCTCTCTCGTCGGGCGCGGGCGCGCAGGAAATCAAGGTTGCTGAGGCGCCCACGCGCCAGCGTAAGATCGGCCCCGACAAGTGCGTCACTGACCGCGCCGGCCACCTCTTTCGCGGCCAGAAAACCGGCGTTTTCGGTAACGACCGAAACGGTGAACCGGTGCCAGGCGCCCCCGGCGGTGGCATCTGATCGGTCACGCACGTCTTCGGGGCCGAGCGTGACATAGGTCTGCGGCACCTGGCCGGCGGGGATCGCATCAAAGATCGCGTCCCCGACCAAAGCCGCCAGCCCGATATCTGCGGAAAGGCGTTGAAAAACAGCCTCTTGCAGGGCCGCCGCCACGGCATAACTCATAGCACCACCTCCTCTTCCGCCCAGCAGGTCAGGAACCGCCCCACCGGATCGCGCTCGGTCACCGACTGAATAACAAATAGCCGAGACCCATCGCGAAACCGCTGACCGGGCCGGGGGCGCGCCGGGCTGCCTTGTGGCGCGGCGCGCACCGTGATCCGAAAGGTGGCACGCGACAGGCTTACCGCCGCACCGGCCACTCCACGCCCCGTGCGCGCCACCACCTCGGCCCAAAGCGTGCCACGCGGTAGCCAGGCCTCGATGAACCCGCCCGCGCCATCGGGCTGGCGATCCGGCACCTCAAGCACAAGCTCCCGATTAAGGTGAACGGGGCCCATCATGCACCCCTCCCACCAAGCAGACGCACCGTGCGATAGCGCTCGATCAGGCTTGAAACCCCGAACGGCATACAGCCATCGCCAAGACCCGTCTCATGGCGGTACTCATAATAATGCGCCGCCAGCAACAGCACCGCCTGCGCCAGATCTGCCGGCAGATCGCCCCATGCCACGCCATACCCGGCGCGAAACACGATCTCGACCGTGCCCCCCGGCGCAATCGGCGCAAGCATCGTGCCGCTCGGTCGCAGGATCGGGCGATGCGCGTCCTGCTCAAGGCGATAGTGATCGGGGGTGACCAGATCGGCTTCCTCGGCGCGATTGCGCAGGCTGAGGCTGACGATCTCGACGACCGGCGCCACTGGCAAGGCTTGGCCTTGGGCATCGCGCCAGGCGCTCAGCACCCAGGAAAACTCTCGTTCAATCAGAACTTTACCCGTGCGCGCCTCAATCGCGGCCATGGCGGCGCGCAGAAAACTTTCCAGAACCGGGTCCTGAATATCGTCATCCGCAAACCCCGTCCCCAGCCGCAGATGCGCCTTGAATTCCGCCAGCGGCAGCGCGGCCAGGGGAACCGCAGTTTCTTCGATTAACATCATGGACCTACTCCATACATCCCGGACCCCTCCGGTGGTTCAGGCGCGCACCACCTCGCGTCGCTCGGACGGAGGGGAAGAGCTGGACAACGCCAATATGCGGCAGCACGCGCCCCGGGACGGAGGCCATCATGCCCCCGCCCCGCTTCGCCCGTCCTTAGGAGAGGGCGAATTTCAAAAGCTTGATCGCCTTGAAGTCGCTCACATCACCACCCACACGCTTGGTTGCGTAGAACAGGACATGCGGCTTGGCGCTGTAGGGATCGCGCAGCACGCGCAGATCGGGGCGCTCGGCCACGGTATAACCGGCGCGGAAATCGCCAAAGGCAATCGCATCGGCGCCCGTGGCGATATCCGGCATGTCCTCGGCAATCAGAACCGGATAGCCCATCAGACGCGCAGGCTCACCCGCCGCAAGACCATCCGACCACAGGAACCGCCCATCCGCATCCTTGAGCTTGCGCACAGTGCCTGCGGTTTTCGAGTTCATGACAAAGCTGGCATTGGCGCGGTATTCGGCGCCAAGCGCATAGACCAGATCGACAATCGGATCGGCCCCGCCAATCGCGCCGTCGGCCCCGGTCGACACATAGCCAAGGTTGCCCCAGACCCAGACATCGTTGTCAACGCTCGGATGGGTCAGGAAACCGCGCGGCTTGTCCACACCATCGCCGCTCACAAAAGCTGCGGCTTCGGCGCGGGCGAACTTGTCGGCAATCCGGCCTGCAAGCCAACCCTCGACGTCAAACGCGCTGTCGTCCAGCAGGCGCTGGCTGGCCTTCGGCAGCGCGCTCAACTCGTGCAGCGGAATGGTAATCCGGTCAATCACCGGCGTCGCGGTCTCTGCCGTACCCGCCGTTTCGGTCGCCCAGCCATGGCCGACATCGGTATGGTCAATCAGCACGTCAAAGCTTGTCGCCTCGACCCCCACGACATTGGCCACGGCCCGGATCGACGCGGTCGAACTCAGAACCGACTGGATCGTCTCGGCGGTCTGCGGATCAACCAGATAGCCACCATCACCCGCCACAGCGGTATTGAGCGCCTTGCCCTCAAGCTCAAGACCGCGCAGGCCATCGTCGTCGCCCGCCCGCAGATAGGCGTCAAACGCCTTGCGATGGGGTGCATATGTGTCACCTGCGGCGGCCAGTTGCGGGCGCTGAAGGCCAAGAGATTTGCGTTCAAACATGGTCATCTTCTCTTCTTTCTGTTGAAGTCGGTTGTGAATATCGGACTGAAAGCCCTTGAATTCGCTCATGAACCCCGCGACTGCGGATTTCACTTCGGCCGCCGGAGACAGATCTTCCCCGGTCCGAGAGGTTGCCTCGGTTTTGCTCATCATAAGATCCTGTAGCTTTGGTCGTGTTGGGCGCGTTACATCTGCGCCATCTCCCGGCGGGCGTCCTCAAAGGCCGCCGCCAACTCGCGCAGGGTGTCATCGGCCAGGCCTTCGCCCTTGGCCGCAACCCGCGCACTGGGCAGCATCGGAAAGGTCACAAGCGACACCTCCCAAAGCTCCAGTTCCGTCAAGAGCCTGCGGCCCTTGTCATTCTTGCTGGCGCGGAGCGTGCGATAGCCGATGCTCAGCCCGTCAATCGCACCCGCCGCAATAAGCGCCGCCGCCTCTCGGGCCCGCCCGACGCTTTCCAAAAGGCGACCCTTCACGAAAAGCCCCCGCGCATCCTCGTGCACCTCGTCCCAGACGCCGATCGGCTGGCTCGGGTCGTGCTGCCAAAGCATCTTGACCTTGCGCCCCTCGGCCACAAGCCGCGTCAGCGATTTGGCATAGGCCCCCGCCTCCACGATATCACCGCCCTGATCGGTCGCACCGAACAGACTTGCATAGCCTTCGATCGCACAGCCATCGGTCACGCTCAGCGCATCATCATCAAACCGCGCGAATTTACGCTCCAGTCCCGTTTCCATATCCATTTGCCTCATCCTTTTGCCCAAGGTGGGGATCACCCCACTCATCCCGTTCACGGCAGCGCGGCCAAGATCGGTTGAAATGCCTGCACCAGAATGGCCGCCACCACGCCATAGACCGCCAGCCACAACCGCCGCTCCAACCTTTCCAGCGCGGCTTCCATCCGCATCAGCCGGTCGCTGAGCGCGCGGGTCTGCAATTCGGCCACCCTTTCATGCGCCTCAAGCCGCAACGCCGGTGCGCAATCAAAGGCCTCAAACCCGTAACGCTGCGGCGGGTGCTGCTCAGCCATCGGCATCCCCCTCGGTCAATGCCGGAAGCCCCAGCAGTTCGCGTTTTTCCGCATCGGTTAGAAAATCGGCGGTGGCCACCCGGCTCCACTGCGCATCGCGCTCGGCCGCAAGGGCCGACACCTGATCAAGGTCGGGGCGCAACTCAAGCATCTCGCCGCTGAACCCCGCAAGCCAGTTCGTCACCGACGCCACCACCCGCGTGGCCAGCGGCAAAACCGTCAGCCGATAAAATGCCCGATTGGCCTCCTGGTAATTCGAAAACGTCGCATCACCGGGGATACCAAGCAGCATCGGCGGCACCCCAAACGCCAGGGCAATCTCGCGCGCCGCACTTTCCTTGGTCTTCTGGAATTCCATATCCGAGGGGCTGAACCCCATCGGTTTCCAGTCAAGCCCGCCCTCCAAAAGCATCGGGCGACCGGCATTGCGCGCGCCCTGGTGATGGGTCTCCATCTCGCTCACCAGCCGCTCATACTGATCGTTGCTCAGGCTGCCCTGCCCCTCGGCCCCGCGATAGACAATCGCACCGCTCGGACGCGCCGCATTGTCGAGCAACGCCTTGGACCAGCGGCTTGCGGAATTATGCACATCCACCGCCTGCGCCGCCGCCTGCAAGGGTGACAAACCATAATGATCGTCCTGCGGATGAAAGCTTTTGACATGGCAGACAACCGGATTGCCCTCGCTCACGTCAAACCGGTGCTTGCGCCCTGAAACCGCATACTCATAGGCAATCGGCCAGCCATCGGCGCCCGGCACCACACTCATCCGATCCGAGCGCAACACATGAAGCTCAAGCGGCACACCCTGGCTTGCGCCAACCGCCTCGACATAGGCATTGCCGGTCAAAAGCAACTGACCATAGAGCGCCTCGAAAAGTTCGGCCCGCCCCTGCGCCGGATTGGGCGCCTTGATCAGGTCAAGCAACGGATGCGCCGAAAAACGACGCTCGCAATCCTGCAACACCAAAGGCAGCGCCGCCGCCGCCTCGGCGATCATCTTGACACAACGAAATCCAACCGGATTGCCAGCAAAGCCGGTGCGCGTCAGGGTCACCGTATCTCGCGGGCTCCAGGCCACACGACCGGCGCCATGCCACGCCATGACCCGCCCCGTGGCACTGGCTTTTTGCTCGGGCGCCACAACAGGTTCCGCACTGCCCTGCCGGAAGAAGTCCAATATCATCTCGCGTTCTCCTTGGTCCTGCATCCATTGGGCTCGTTGCCCGCTTGTCGCCATCAGACGCTCAAAGGTTTAAGAAAAATAAACCACACCGTGCGCCGCCGCCCACAGGCCCTCGGACGCTGCCAAAACGCTCTTACCCTTTGTTTTTCATAGAGAAATGAAAACCACTCCGAGAGCCAAAAACAAAAAAGGCGCGGCGACCTTTCAGCCGCCGCACCAGATTTATCCCGTTCAATCCCCAAAGCCGCGCCGTCACACCGCGCGCACACTCGGGTTGCGCCATTTGGCGGCCGGCTCCAGAATGAGATCGCTGATCGCCCAGACAAGCGCATCCACCCGGTCCGGGCTACCCTTGCCCTCGAACCCACGCGTCGTCATCGCGCACATCTGATCCTCAAGCGCGCTCAGCCCGCGCAGATGCAAGATACGGCCCTGCTCATAAAGCGCCGCCACCGGCTCTGCGCGGGCAACCTTGCCCCGGCTGGCATGCACCTTGCGAAACGGCACCAGCGGATCGACCTGCCGGATCACCTGCTCAACCATGTCGCCGCCCTGGTTGACCTCAGCCACAAGCCGCTCTGCCCCCCATTGCTCCATCGCACGAATGGCCGCGTTGGCCCATCGCGTAGGACTGGCGGCGCTGATGCTGCAATCGGCAAGCACATAGGCCCGCCAATCCTGCACCGGCCCGCTGGTCACCGCGCCGACAACCACGATCCCGCATTCATCCGATCCACTATGCCCGGTTACAGGCGGATCCACCGCCACGATCACCCGGTCCATCTCGGGCGCCCGGTCAATCTGCGCTGCCTCCAACATCCCAGAGGTCCAGAGCGCATCCTCGGCCTCATCCACCAGAATACCGTCAAGCTCCTGACGCCCAAGCCTTGTCCCGGCATAGCGCGTCCGTACCTCCTCTAGAAAGCTCTCGGCAAGATAGGCGCGGTTGGCCTCAGTCGGCGCACTTGTCACCACCGTGCTTGACGCCGCCAACAGCTCTTTCAACACTCCGACATTGCGCGGCGTGGTGGTGACACAAACCCTTGGATCGTCGCCCAACCGCATCCCGAACTGAAGCATATCCCAGGTTTCGCGGGCCTTCTTCCACTTGGCCAACTCATCCACCCAGGCACCATCAAACTGCGGCCCCCGCAAGCCCTCGGGATCATGCGCCGAAAATGCCTGCGCCGTCGCGCCATTGGGCCAGATAAGCCGTTTGCGCGTCGCCTGCCATACCGGGCGCCGATCGGGCGGCGAACAGGCCATGATGCCGCTTTCGCCAAACACCATGACCTCTCGCACCTGATCAATCGTCTCGCCGACAAGCGCCAGACGCTGACAGCGGCCCTTGTCCAAGGGCCGCGCGCCCTCCACTTGTGCACGCACCCATTCGGCCCCGGCGCGGGTCTTGCCCGCCCCGCGCCCCCCCATGATCACCCAGGTGCGCCAATCGCCCTCTGGCGCAATCTGATGATCCAGCGCCCAGAACTCGAACAGATAAGGCAGCGCCATAAGCTCGCCATCACTCAGCGCATCGAGGAATTCGTCCTGAGCATCTTGCCCTTCTGAGACGATCCAGTCGGCACCCGATCTGAGCCCGTGCATCGTCGAAATCGAGGGCATAGTCGTTGACGATGCCTCGGTCTTGTTTTTTACGTTTTTCAA